AGCGTATATTTCCACTACTGACAGACTTTGAAGTGCCTATAGGACAGCAGGAACTCAACAAATTTTGGGATAGCCAACCTTTCAAACTCGGAATACATAATAAGTTTGGCAATTGCGAGTTGTGTTGGAAAAAGAGTACTCCTAACCTTATAGATAACATCAGATATGGTACCCGCTTTATCGATTGGTTCAAGGCGATGGAAAGCACCTATCAGAGTACTATGTTTAGGGATCGCAGGAGTATAGAAGATTTGGTAAAGTTAGCCCAAGAGCCCATACAACTATCTTTCCCTTTTGAAACAGCTGACGGCTGTGTATGTAATTTTTAATGATTAAAATAGAAGAATATTAGACAGAATTTTGACATTTCAAATAAAGAAATAGAACATGAAATATTTACACCTTACACTCACGAAAAACTGGTTTGACCTTATTCTCACAGGAGAGAAGAAGGAAGAATACAGAGAAATCAAACCTTACTGGGAAAAACGGCTTATGGGAAAGACATACGATAAGGTCATCTTTCGTAATGGGTATGCTGCCAATGCTCCACAATTTACAATGAAACTAAAAAGTATCACCCAAGGCACAGGAAAGAGCGAATGGGGTGCAGAAGAAGGAAAAATATACTTTGTACTTAGTTTAGGAGAAATTATTAACACTAAAAATATTGACAAATGAAAACAATCCAAGAACTTGTCCCACTTATCCAAGAGTGGGCAAAAGAAAGAAAAATCTATGAAGAGCTAACGCCTTTTGATGAACTCCTTAAGACACATGAAGAAGTTGGCGAGCTTATCAAGGCATGTTATGACAATGACAAACCAGCTATCCAAGATGCTATAGGTGATGTACTGGTTACCCTGATTAACTACTGCTATATGGTAGAAGATGATAGTGAGCATGTTATCAATGAAGGCTTGACTATGGAACCTGATAAAATCGCTGCGAAGGTTCGTTTAGCAATACATGTGGGAATGTTACTTTCTGAAATCCTTAGATTTGAGTACAAACAGAAAAGACCTCCTTTATATTGTTTCCCATGTTTTATTAGAGGTCTTAATAGTATTGCTCTTTTAGAGAATACCACCCTTGAGGAGTGTCTAAACATAGCCTACAACGAAATCAAAAACAGAACTGGTAAAATGATTAACGGTAAATTTGTGAAAGATGAATAAAGATGAAACGACAGGAAAGCTCTCAATTGAGCTGAGAAACAAAGGAAACAACATACATAGTCTTGAGATAACATCAGGATTAAATGACACACAAATAGGTGTACTAACGGATATATTATGTCAAGGGCATAAAGGGGAACATGGAGAAGTCTTTTGTAAATTGGTAGAAGAGACGATAGACACATTGGCAAAAATTATATACGTATATGACCGAAAAATAAAAGGTAAATGGATAACTTTTAAAGAGTAATTTAAAAAAGCTAATGATACAAGTTATAAATAATAAAGGTGCTATAATTAAAGATCAAATTAACTTAGGTAACATTGATAATTTGAATATTGATGATTTGTTTAAAGATAACACCAGTAAAAAGATGAAAAATAACAACTACCCCAATTGGCTCGTCTCTTTGGAGATAGCCAAAGAACTTAAAGAAATAGGGTTTAATGAACCTACATTATTTCATTATTACGAAAATGATTTTGATGTTACGATAGAAACAAATAGTTACTATGATGAAGGAGAAGCTCAAGGATATTTACATTTTTATATATCTGCATTTAAAGAAGAAAACTTTAATAGAGATAAGGAATGTATTTCTCTCCCCACTTGGGAACAAGTCTTTGAGTGGTTCAGAGAGGAAGGGTTTGAAAGTTACATTAGGTTAGAGAGTCACGCTCATTTTGATGAGGGTAATTACTATTATTTTGAGATTACAAAGTCTAATCTACGTCAATTAGATTGGAAAGGTGATTTTGACGATTACAATGAAGCCCGTGAATCCCTCGTAAAAGCACTCATACAAACCTATAAAAATGAACAACTATGAAGATATACCTATCAGGCAAAATCAGTGGAACAGATCTTGACTATGTACGTCGCCTATTTGACAAGGTAGCCATCACCCTGCGTGCGCTGGGACACGAGGTTACCAACCCTCTCTGTAACGGACTATCTGAAACAGACCCATGGGAGAAGCATATGGCAAAGGATATAATAGACCTACTCCAGTGTGAGGGTATCTATATGCTACAAGGTTGGGAGGATAGCCAGGGGGCAAGAATTGAGCATGCTATTGCCAAAGAAATAGGGCTAAAAGTGATGTATGAATAATCATTAGCGGCCAGCGCATTCCTTGTAATCACTGGTCGCTAATCCTTAAATTAACAAAATGAAATATATTTATACCTACATTTGAAAGTATAAATGTAAGTATAAATGTAACTATAAATCGTGTGACAAATGTCACACGCATTCAATGAATTATGTTGAAAACTTGCATTGATAATTCAAATATATTTTGTACCTTTGCACTTTAATTAATATTAACAATTAGATATTGTATTTCAGATTATGAAAACTAATATAGTAATGAAGAGCGCCGACCGTAATCTGTTCGGCATAATCATCAAACAAAACACTAAAAACGGACAAAGCCTTTCTGTTACGGACCTAATGAAGGCATATGAAAAAGCACGTATGCAATATGGTTGGTCAGATAAACGTCTTAGCGATATAATGAATAGCAAGGCATTTAAGGAGAGGTGCTTTTACATTCTAAAAAAGAGGGAATTGGTAAAAGCGGAATTTTCCGCTTTTATGGAATTCTTTGAAAAAGAAGGAGTTGTGAATGTACTCAAAGGATTAGAAGTTTGGAAAACATCAGGAAGAGGGGAAAATAAATCTACTTACGCCGACCCTCATATTTGGGTGTTATTAGCATTAGAACTTAATCCTATGATATATGCAGATGTTGTAATGTGGCTTACAGACAGCCTTATCTTTAATCGCATATTAGCAGGCACAGAGTTCCTTCCTATGAACAGGGCAATTGCTTCTATTATCCCAAATCCTGAATATTCCCTTTATTGCCGAGAAATCAATAATAAAGTATTTGGGCGGCACGAAAGAGGTATAAGAGACACGGCAACTAACAAGGAACTAAGGCTAATTTCCGATATTGAAAAGTTTATTATACAACTCATAGAACAAGGAATATTAACCAACGAACAACAACTTCTAAGAGTAATTACTAACTACAAAGCCGCCTAATGACAACAAATGTAATAACACCTAAGATGAAGAACAAAAACAGCAGGCAGCTAACAAGGAGTTTCCGTATAATGAGAGCTTTTCTCCTTATTAAGTTTGCTCACTTATATAGTCAGCGATGCCTATATCAATCCCTGATGAAGTCAAAGAATGACTATCACACAGCCGAGAATATATCCAATATGATAAATGATATATTCGGAGGTCAAACCTCCCCTCAAGATTTTATATGTGATAAGAATGAGATAGCAGATAAGTGTATTAACCTCACTGAGGAGATGAAATCATACGAAGGGGTACTAAAAACACTAAACATTGATCCACAAGATGTATATGCTTTTTGTGCTGATGTAGAGTACAACAATTCAGTACCATTATTTAGATGTTACGGGCAACTTGCTATGTATGTAGTGAGATATATAGAGGATTATGACTTAGGAATGATAACCAAAGATGAAGCCTTAGAAAATATAAAGTACCTTAAAGGGTTTGAATTTGCTCCTAAAAACTTATCTATGGTAACTCGTAAGATAGTAATTCAAGTAGAATCCGCCTTTGGGTTTGTCTTTTTGAGAAGAATTATAAGGCGCTGCAAAAAAGAGTATAAGGGTAAAAAATTTAAAGTGACAATAAAAAGTAATGTACACCTATGAAACATCAAGAAAGCACCCTACAAACCTCCTGTGTAAAATGGTTTAGGCTCCAGTATCCTAACCTCGTGATATATGCTGTTCCTAATGGAGGAAGTCGAAACGTTCGAGAAGCACAACGCCTCAAGGCTGAGGGAGTACTCGCAGGAGTTGCAGACCTAACCATATTGCTACCCCAGGGAAGGAGTGTTTATATAGAGATGAAAGTAAAAGGTAATCGGCAAACTGATAATCAAAAAGCCTTTCAACAAAAAGCCGAGGCACTCGGATATAAGTACTATGTATGCTATAGCTTTGACCAGTTCAAGGCGATCATAGAAGAGGAACTAAACACCACTGACAACTAACTACTGACAACTGACAACTGATATTACCATGCTTGAAAAGATAAAAACAGCCATAGAAGACACCACGGACGAGGCTATAAAGAGCCGCACAATTTACCTCAAGCTATTTTGTGGATTGGCATGTAAGCACTCCCTATCCTCACAAAAGGATATAGCCGCTTTCTTGGGTATTTCCCCAGCAAGCGTGGGTTATTACCGCAAGGAACATAGCAGCATGCTAATGGTTACCGAGTACCAAAAGCTATACCAAGCCGTGGAAAAGAAGATATTATAACGTTTTTCATTCGTATTTTTGATGTGTTATTCATTGGCACCACTCCTAAATCAGGAGTGGTGTTTTTTATTCCTCTTTCTTGTCTTGCTCGTACTGCTCCTTTTGTTGCAAGGCGTCCGCTTCCCTATCCTGATAAGGGTACTTCCTGACAATCCCTAACCAACGCCCCTGATCATCGTAGAAGTGGGTAAAGCCTTCAGGAGGAGGTAATAGCTCCACAAAATTTATATTTGTAACCTCTGAAATCCGAGCAACCGTATCAAAAGAGCCGTTTTTTAGGTTCTTATTTAATGTTTGATATTGTACATTCATTTTATTAGCAATATCAATCAATTTAAACCCTCTACTTTTAACCTTACTTACTATGTAATTATAATCTATCATATTTATTATATTAGAGCGCAAAATTACGTAATTTATTTTATATATCAAAGAAAATAAACTTTAACTTTTTGTTGATTACTCAAAATCAAACACTTATAAAAAATATTTCATTTAATATAAAAATAATTACATTTTTCTTTTGTTATGTGTAATATTTGTTATACCTTTGCACTGTCAAAATGAAACAAGAATATTAATCAAAAATAATACGAATATGAAAGCTAAAGTAATTAAAGTTGGTACAAATGTTTATACAGAAGACAACTACAAAGCATTAACAGAGGGGTACAAGATTGTAAAAAATGAAGATGGTACAATCACTCTTTTTCAAGGTACTGTCAATAAAATACCTGTTACTATCATAGCTGATAGAAAAAGTAAAAATGATATATATACACTCAAAGATAGTCAATATATAGTACCTGTAAATATGCAAAAAGAGTTTTATGAAAACTATATTCTTAGAGAAACATCTCTTGAAAAAAACGCCCCCTGCAACAAAGGCAAACGAAAATTTGCACCTATGATTATAGAGGTTTTAGCTTGTGAAAATGCAATAAAAGCAGTAAGAGAGTTTAAAGAAGATTTTCTAAAAGTCAAAGAAGTACCAAGCGCCGAGCGCGGGCGTGCAAAAATTGAAATGCTTATGCAAAGAAAAGGTTTTTAAAAACACAGACCTAAGCAAGTCTAAAAACTGCTTTCTATCTTAAAAAATCAATCAAAAATAAAACGAATATGAAAGCAGCAGCAAAAACATGGTCAAACAGCCTCAAGCACAAAGCCCGCAAAAAGTTATTAGAGATATATAATTGTTACGAGCCAAAAAAAGTAAAGTTCATCAAAAACGTAATCTTTTACCCAAATGGTAGAGCTTCAAAGATAGGTTTTGCACACGATTATTCTTATTGGGCATGGTAACACCTCAAAGACCTAAGCAAGTCTAAAAACTGCTTTTAAACTCAATTTAATAACTTAAATCAATATAAAAATGAAAGCATTAAACAAACAACAAGAGGTACAAGTATATTACGAATGGTGCTATAATAATTATGAAGTACGCACCGAGTTAGAACTCA